ATAATACTTTTTTGATAAGTTTTTTAAATCCTTCTTTTAGTTCAGCTTTTTTCATACCGTTAAAAGTGTCAACAGAATTTTTTGCTGTTACAGGAACCATTTTGTCGTGTAAGTCTACTTTTGGATTAACTCCTGCTAATTGATTAGTATAGAAGATTGAGTCTTTTGCTAAGTTTTTAGATACTTTTGCTAATGCTTTTGCATATTCTTCTGCTGTTGGTGTTCCAAAAACTCCTGCTACCTCTAACTCAACTCTAATTCCTCTAAGAATTTGTTCGTATGGATACTTATCCATTTCGTTGGTTGGTTTATATCTGTAATCTGTTAGATTGTTTTTAGTAAGCCTAGCTTCTTCTACTCTAGCTTCTTGAATCATTCCCCTGTTCTTTAAAATCTGAACAGCATCATCGTACCCGTTGAAACGAGTTATTAGGTTTGGAAGTTGCATTCTAGCTTCAGCTAAGAAATGTTCTTTAGAGAATTTTCCCTCTTGAATTCCGTTATATTTTTCTTGTAAAGTTCTCATATTATTTATTTTCGTCTAAGTAATCAAACATTTTTGTGTGCGAAGGACGTTTTGGTCTTTCAACTGTTTTATAACCTAATTTTTCAGCCGTCTTAGTAGCTACATTCTTACCTTGCCCTTTTTTTGAGAAAGCATATTTTGTAAGATATCCTCCAGCTCCCGCTGTTGTCGACATTTCTTCTAATACTTCCTGTACCGCTTGTACTATTGCCGATCTTTTCATAAATTTCTTAACTCATTTACTAATTCATAGTACTGCATTAATGAAACTAAATGATTGTCATCTACTTTTTGAGTATTTTTTATAGGAACAATTACTTTTTGAATCTCTTCTAATTTAATTTTTACTACTTTATCAGTAATATTCTTTTTTAATTTAGAAATCTCTACTTGTAATTTAGTCATTTCTTCGTTTACTACGTTTCTTAATCTTGTAGAAGAATTAACTGATACTATAAATTCTTTTAAAATATTTTTTTGCTCTGGAAGTAAATCTTTATATTGATGATTAAATTTTTCTAGTAATATCTTGTATGTTAAAAGTCTTAAATCTTTATCATATTTAGAATACTCTTCAATTAAAGCATTTTTTACTTGACCTGCTGCTGATTTACTTTGCGTTAGGTGTTCAAGTATCGTAGTCTTATTATCAACAAATACGTCTAGATCTACAAGACCTGCTGCATTTTGTGCTTCCATTAAACAATACAAAGCTGCTAGTGGTTTGTAAGTCTCTATTTTAATAGAGAAGAACTCTTCTAAGTCATAATGACTTTTAAGTTCTTTTATAAGCTCATATTTTTGCTTACTAAGAGATTTTACATCTAGTTTTCTAGAAATCTCTACAATGGTGCTAAGTATTGATTCTGCTTTTTTAGGACCTACGCCCTTATTTTTTAGTACAAAATCGTATAATTTAAACTCTCTTACTAGTGTTGTGTTTCCTGTATAAAATTTTCTTAGTACTGTCAATGCCGGGGAGTCTCTTTTAGATAAGGTATCCGCTGCTATTTGCTTTACTAATAGTTCAAATATTAAGCCTGTGTTTTTATACTTACTGTGTTTAATACGCATCTTAGGTATGTCTTTGTTATAAATAGTGCTTAATTATCTAAATCTTTAATATTCTCTTCATTTAAGAGATCCGATTCTTTCTCTGCTTCTTCTTCAAAGATATTTTGCTTTTTAGGAATAAATATATTTTTGTTTCTAAGAAAAACTGACATTGTATTGTTTATGTTTTCTTTTACATTTTCATTATCACTTGGAAAGCCGCCTTTCATTCCTTGAACTCCTAATCTATCTCTTCCTCCTACAGGGTCTGCATTTGTACCTAGTATAGACATTTTCTCTCTAGGTCTTCCAGGTTTGGTTTCATCATACCCTGCCGGTAATTCACCTTGCTCTCTTCCGTAGATTGAAGCTAAATCGTGAGGTGTTCCAAAAGATTGTCCTGTTGCTACTGGATCGTTTCCTTCGTTTTCAATTTGAGATATTCTAAAGTCTCTTTTAGCATCTTCTCTAATAAGTTCTCTCATTTCGTTATACTTATCTTCTGAGATATCAAATAACATATCGTAGATGTAATCTGAGGAGAATAATTTAGTTGCTTGCATTTGAGTTGCTAAGTCAACTTTTTCTTTCCAAAGTGCTACTTTTTCTTGTTCATAAATGATAGAAGGAGTAGTTAATTTAATTTCAAAGTTTACTAAAGACTCTTTATCGAATCCTTGTGAATATAAATGTACTAAACCAATTTTGGTTAATTCACTTTCTACAATTCTTTGAATTCTTTCTACTGTTCTAGCAAAACGAATATCTTCTGCTGCAAGAGTTGCTTTACCTGTAAGGTCTTTTTCAAATCCAAAATATGCTTTAGGCACTTTTAATGCAGCAAACATTTTATCTCTTAAGTATTCGATATCGTTTGTACCATCATACTCTAATCCTTTAGTAGTCTCAATTCTTGTAGATGTATCTCCTCCTCTAACTGGTAAGTAGAAATCCTCCATCATGTTCTGCATGTTGAATTTCAAGTTATATTGACCTGTTTGTGGATCTACATAAGGAGTTTTCTTAATATTGTTGATTGTTTTTTGCATGAACTGCTCAACTTCATTAGGTGGAATAGATCCTACGTTAATATAGAACATTCTCTTCTCAGGAGCTCTCATGATTCTGTGAATCAACATTGCATCCTCCATTAAAGTCAATTGCTTGTAAATTTTTCTAGCTGGTTCAATATAAGCTCTACCATAAGGAAGGTAGTTTGTATCTGATAGTAATCTGAAATGAGCTACTTCGTAATTATCTAAAGCGATAACTGATTTACTATTATTTGGAATATAGTTTGGATCTGATGAAGAAGCTAATCCGTCTGGATCGATTGAGAATGTTACTTTGGTTGGATCTTCTTTATCCATCCCCTCATGTCGTACCATATGGTAAACTGTATAAGGAAGAACATTATAAACTCCAAATTTTTCTGATATCTCTAATTTTAAAAAGAAGTCTCCGTACTTACACATATTTCTAACCCATGACCATAGGTTAAATTCGATATTTAATACATCGTAGTATAGATTATAAAGGACTCTTTGTATATTTTCATCTGTAGATTTAATTGAAAGAACCTCTCCCATTGCACTCTTCAGCGTAGACTCATCTGCTAGTATATCTAAAGTAGAAGCAATAAGTGGATCGGAATCCATTGCTTCATAATCTGAGTATAGTTGTATCCTTAATGTCTGGTAATTAAGGTTTGGGTTAAAGATATTCTTATTATTGTAAATATAAAGACGAGAGAATCTATCCAATAGTGAATTGGTTTGATACTTTCCTGTTGATTGAATGTGATTAATATCAGCAATCTTTAACTCGTCCCCTCCTATGTTTCTAACTAATATATCAGTTGAGAATAACCTCTGAAGTGAGTTAAATAAATTTCTTTCTGCCATTTTAAAAATGTTTTATTTATAAATAGTAACTTATCCTAATAGCCAGGTTAAGTCCTCTTGACCATGCGGCGTCTCCATAAGATAAGGATTATTACGCATAGGAGCAACATTATATACGCCAGAGTCTCTTTGATTCAATCCAACAAAAGCATTCATTGTAGCTCTTGAAAGATCCATTCCTTGTTGTCTCATACGGATAGCTGTATCTCTAACATACAAAGCTGTAGCAAAAGCCATAATTAAATCATCATTATACCCTGACTGTGCCTGTGCTTTACCATTTCTCCATATGAATACTCTCATTTCAGCTAACAATCTCTTAGACTGCACTATAACCGATCTTTCACGTATGTACTCAGTCATCTTAGCGATAACTAATGGTCTTGTCTTAAGAGACATTGTAAATCCTGGTACTAATTTATCTCTTTCATATTTGGCCATATATGATTCAACTGTCTCATTATCTGATCTTGATGAATAGTACAGGTTTTTATATTCTCTGGATAGTATTTGTTCAATGGTTGACCATCCAATATTGGCATTCTCTACTACTAGAAGTGCATCGCAGTACTCTGTAGCTATTCCTACCAATACGTTTCCGTATTCTTTAGGAGATATCTTTCCTTTATATTCTGCTACTTGGGTACAGCTTTCAATATCAAAGACATGGAAGCCAGAGTAGTCAGTAGAGTCTCCTCTAGCGACATCGGCTACAACCATATAAGATTTTTGATAGTCAGGTGATTCCCATATCCAAAGATTTCCATCTACACCTCTCTTTTCCATTGGTTCTTTTACATATGTCTCTTCGTAAAAAGCCATATTTTCAACCTCAATTACTGAATCTCCAGATGATAGAAAGTCACAGTCACATTCCTGTGCTGCCATTTTCTCTCCTAACTGCCTTGATTGTTCGTCTCTCCAGTCTTGAGCTCTCTCAGGATGCACATCCCATTTTAGTTTAACCGGTACAAATCCGT